GTGCAGTGCGGGGCTTGCTGCTCCGCTGATCGTGCCGCTCGTTATTGCGCTCGCTGGGAATCATGGCGGGCGTCTCGAGAAACTCTGCGAGTCAGCAACCCATTTCCTGCCGTGATGGGCGATCCGGATGCGTTATGGGCTCGCGAAGTGGCGGAGAAGGCGCTTCGTGATCAGGGCCTGAGGGTTGTCGGATGATGAAGAAGTCCCACGGCCCAGCATTCCGCACCGCCCAACTGGACCTGGCCAAGTGCCCGGCATGCCGCGGGCGCGCGGTGATCAAGGGCGTATTCCATGAGCTGCCGTGCATTCAGTGCAGCGCGTCGGGCTGGGTCACCGCCGAAACCGGTGAGGCGCTGCCGCTGGAGGTGCTGGTGACGCAGCTGAGCATCCGGCTCCAGGCTGCCGAGCATCAAATCGCGCAATTCAACTGCTTCAAGCCTGCCGGTGCTGAGGCGCAATACAGCAGGAACAACCGCCGTGGCCCAGGTGCCACCAACTTCACAGGGGATTGAGCCATGTCGATCATATTGACGGACCGCGAAGGGTTTATTGCTGGCCTTCTTGCTGGTGTCTGGAATGAGTACTTAAAGCTTCCGGTAGAGCATCCAATGGAGCGCGACGAGTTCTGCCGGGCGATCCATGCGTGTCAGCACATGGTCTTAGCACGACCTGGTCGCCGCGCATTCAATGCACCGAAGGAGGGTTGACCCATGGCCTTTACGCCGAGCTTTAAAGAACGCACCGCCGAGGATCTGCTGGAGCATTGGGGCCGCTGGGTTGTCCTGGGCTCCGGTGTGTCGTGCTGCGCCTCCCGCGAGAACACCATCCTGTCGCCGATGATCACCGACGACGATGCTCTGATGATCGATGGCTTGATGGGTCGCCTGCTCAAGCGCTACCCCGAATGCGGCCAGGTGCTGATGAAGTACTACACCACCCGCGACAGCTCATTGATGGAAGTCGGAAAGAAGATGGGCTTCGGCGAAGAGAAGACGCGCGGGCTATGGAAGGCCGGCATTGCCTGGATTGATGGGGCTTTAGATATTCGTCGTCAGGCTGCTTGACAGGCCCGGGGACGATATATAGATTTAAGTTACTTTGCGGTTTTTCCGCGAGCAAAGCCCGACCCTAGAGTTGGGCTTTTTGCTTTCTACACTTCCTTAAGCCTCGGCATTTGCCGGGGCTTTTTCGTTTTCGGCTCCACCACACCCATCGCTCCGAGCTGGGAGTGCTGCTGGAGCCGGATCTATTCGCTCCCCGAAAGGGAGGAACCTGAGATGCCGAACATGCCAGACAAGCCAGACACCTGGGCGATTGTGCTTGCGTGGTTGAGCCAGCATGCGCCGATCCTTTACCCGGCCGGGCTGTCCTTCGCCATGGCTGTGTTACGCATCACCTATGGTGGTGGCTCGCGCCGCCAGATGCTGGTGGAAGGCGTGCTGTGTGGTGGGCTGACCCTGACCATCATCAGTGGCCTGGAGTTCTTCGGGTTGCCGCAGAGCATGGCTACCTTCGTGGGTGGTTGGGTTGGCTTCCTTGGCGTCGAGAAGATCCGGTCGATAGCCGACCGGGTCACGGACTTCAAGCTGCCAAACAGGACTCCTTGATCATGCCGCTCAGGCCAAAGAAACCTTGCAACGCTCAGGGCTGCAACGTGCTTACCCGAAACCCGCGCTACTGCGATGCCCACAATGACATCGGAAAGAGCGCCGAGGCCAAGCGTCGTGAGCAGCAGCGTGAGACCAGCGCCCAGCGTGGGTACAGCTACAAGTGGCAGCAGGCTCGCAAGGCGTACCTAACCAACCATCCTCTCTGTGCTGAGTGCGAGCGTCAGGGCTTGGTGGTCGCGGCCACTGACCTTGACCACGTCGTTCCTCACAAGGGTGACAAGGCCGTGTTCTGGGATAGTTCGAACTGGCAAGCCCTGTGCCATCCGTGCCACAGCAGGAAGACGGCGTCCGAGGACGGCGGCTGGGGCAATCCATCGAGAAATCGTGCGAATTGACTGATTCTGATGCTGTAATGAGGTCGATTCTCAATACGGGAGGGGGAGGGTGAAAAGTTCGGGCTTTTCGTGAGCTAGACCGTCCCCTTGGCCTTTTTCTTACACCCGCGAAATTAAAAATTCAGGAGTTGCGCGATGGGAGGCACCGCCACGGTCGCCGGCCGTGGTCGCAAACCCAAGCCAACGGCCAAAAAATTACTCGCCGGAAACCCTGGCAAGCGCGCGCTGAATACAGCCGAACCTCAGTTTTCAAAGATCACCCAGATCGACCCGCCGGATTGGTTCAGTCCTCGGGCAGCCACCATGTGGAACATGATTGTTCCGGAGTTGCTGCGCGAGAACGTGGTGGCGATCACGGACCTGCATAACGTCGAGGCATTCTGTAGCGCCTACGACAACTGGCGACTCGCGCAGGAATCGATCCAGAAGAACGGAATCGTTGTTGCCGGCGCTACCGGTGGGCCTATGAAGAACCCCGCCCTTACAGCCGCTAACGAAACGATGCGCCAGATGGTGACGTTCGGTTCGATGCTGGGCCTGGACCCTGCCAGCCGCACACGACTGATCGGCGGCAACAAGGAGAAAGAAACCAACGAATTTGCCAACCTGCTGAGAACCTGATGACCAAATCTGCCCACCCCAATGTCGACAAGGCAATGGCGTGGGGTCGGTCGTTGCTCCGCGGTAAGGTCCCTGCGTGCCGTTATATCCACCAGGCAGTGCAGCGTCACTTCGACGACCTGGCCGCCAGCCGCAAGCGCGGTTTCCGTTTCAAGTTCGATCCGGCGAAGGCAGAGAAAAAGCTCAAGCTGATGCAGTTGCTCCCGCACACCAAGGGCGAGTGGGCGTTCAAGCGTCAACTGATCACGCTGGAGCCATGGCAGTTGTTCGGCCTGGCTGTGACATTTGGCTGGGTCAAGAAGAAGGGCGGTCACCGCCGGTTCCGTGAAAGCTACTGGGAAGTGCCCAGGAAGAACGGAAAATCTGTTGTCGCCGGCGGTGTTGGCATCAGCATGTTCGTTGCCGATGGCGAATTTGGTGCCGAGGTATACGCCGGTGCGACCACAGAGAAGCAAGCGTGGGAGGTTTTCCGGCCCGCGAAGCTCATGGTCAGCAAGTCACCGATGCTGATTCAGGCCGCCGGCATTGAGGTGAATGCCTCGAACATGAATATTCCGTCTGACTTCAGCCGGTTCGAGCCACTGATCGGCAATCCCGGCGACGGCGCTTCGCCCAGCTGCGCCATCGTTGACGAATACCACGAACACCCAACGTCGGCCCAGTACGACACCATGCTCACGGGGATGGGCGCCCGGCGTCAGCCGCTGATGTTCATCATTACCACCGCGGGTGCGGACATCGAGGGGCCGTGTTACGACAAGCGCCGCCAGGTCGTTGAGATGCTGGCCGGCACCGTGCCGGACGAAGAGTTGTTCGGCTGGATATGGACGCTGGACGAAGGGGACGACTGGACCGACCCGAAGATGCTGGCCAAGGCCAACCCGAACCACGGTGTTTCAGTGTTTCAGGAGTATCTGGAGAGTCAGCAGGCCAGGGCCATTCGCTCGGCGCGCTTCGCCAACACCTTCAAAACGAAGCACCTCAACCTCTGGGTGAGCGCCAAGTCCGGCTTCTACAACATGGAAAGCTGGAAGGCTTGCGAAGACACGTCGCTGACCCTGGAGCAGTTCGAGGGGCAGGAGTGGATTGCAGGTTTCGACTTGGCGCGAAAGCTCGACATGAACTCGAGGGCGAGACTGTTCTGGCGCGTCATCGATGGGAAGAATCACTACTACAGCATCGCGCCGAAGTTCTGGGTTCCTTACGACACAGCGTTCAACACCGATAACAAGCGCATGGCGGAGCGCTTCCAGGCTTGGATTCACACCAAGCATTTGGAGGTGACCGACGGCGCTGAGGTCGACTACCGCGAGATCCTTGAGGACACCAAAGAGGCAAATCATCACGCCCCGGTGCGTCAATGCCCGATTGACCCGCACGGCGCCACAGGCCTGAGTCACGACCTTGATGACCAGGGTTTTGAGCCGATCACGATCACTCAGAACTACACCAACATGTCCGACCCCATGAAGGAGTTGGAGGCCGCCATTGAGGCGGGCCGTTTTCACCATGACGGCAACCCGATTATGACCTGGTGTATCGCCAACGTGATCGGCAAGAACATGCCGGGGAACGACGACATTGTCCGTCCAATCAAGCAAGGCGACGACAACAAAATCGACGGCGCCGTAGCTCTGATCATGGCGATCGGGCGTGTCCTGGCAAACCTTCACCCCGAAGACACTCTCTCTGACCACATCTCAAAGCACGGAATTCGAACCCTATGACCGACGAAATCAAGCCGCCAAAGTTGGAGGCGCTGAAAGAGGCTGCCCCCGATCTCGTCGGCGTCCTTGGTTTGGCATTGCTGACCCGTGGTCTTTGGTCCTGGATGGGTGAGCCACTGGCGTTGACTGTCTGTGGTGCGCTGTTAATCACCTTGTCAGTGGCCTCTATTGTTCGAGGGGGCCGCTGATGCTTCGCGCGATGCTTGGAAGGAAGAGCGTAGCTCAGGTCATTGATACGCCAGAGAAGCTGGCTCAGGCGCTGGGTGCAGGCTACGAAAGCAATGCCGGTCAGCGAGTAACAACTACCAGCGCCATGCAGCAACTGGTCGTATTCAACTGCGTTCGGGTGTTGGCCGAGTCGATGGGGATGCTGCCATGTCGGCTACTTAAGCAGACCGGTCGAGTTCGATTGCCCGCAACGACACACCGGCTCTACCCACTCATTACTATGGCGCCGAATAGCTACATGACCGCCCAGGAGTTCTGGGAGATGTTGGTGGCGTGCCTGTGCCTTCGTGGCAACTTCTACGCCTACAAGGTGATGGCGCTGGGGAACGTGGTTGAACTATTGCCGCTCAGCCCTGACATCGTTACGCCAAAACTCAAAGACGACTGGACGGTTGAATACACCGTCAACTTTAAGTCGGGGACACGGACGCTGACCCAGGATGAGCTGTGGCATGTGCGGCTATTTACGCTTGACGGGCTCAACGGGTTAAACCCAATCGCCTATGCGCGCCAAGCGCTGGGCCTGGGCCAGGCAATGGATGCTCACGCCGCCAAGCTCTTCACGAATGGTGCCGTTACCAGCGGTGTTTTGCGCACTGAACAGCAGCTCACCGACGAAGCGTTTGCGCGGCTCAAGGCGGACTTTCAGGGCGAGCACATGGGTGTGGCCAACGCCTATAAGCCAATGATCCTGGAGATGGGGCTGGATTGGAAGCCGATCAGCCTTAACGCCCAGGATACCCAGTTCATTGAATCCAAAAAGCTGACAGAAGCGCAGATCTGCGGCTTGTTCCGTGTGCCGCCGCACTTGGTTGCCAGCATGGAGAAGATGACGCTCAACAACATTGAGCACATGGGCATGAGCTTCGTGAACTACTCGCTGGTTCCGATCATGACTCGCATCGAGCACCGCATCCAAGTCGGTCTGCTCAACGAGAAAGACCGACTTACCCATTACGCCAAGTTCAACGCCGGTGCCCTGATGCGCGGCGACCTTAAAGGTCGGTACGAATCCTACGGCAAGGGCATCCAGTGGGGGATTTTGAGCCCCAACGACTGCCGCGAACTTGAAGACGAAAACCCCCGCGAGGGTGGTGACATTTACCTCACCCCAATGAACATGACTACCAATCCAGAGGCTGCCGACGATGCAGACAAAACAGCGTCTTGACGTGCCGCTGACCCTTAAGTCGGTCAGTGACAACGGCGAGTTCGAAGGCTATGGCTCCGTGTTTGGCGTCGAAGACA